GACCACCCGCACCATAACCAACACGACGAACCATACTTCGCGCAGCCATCAAGCGACCCAGTCGCGCGCGATCTCGAGCACTAGTAACTGACGAACGACGACGGGCCAAAACACCACTGTACGTGTGTCGACGACCCAAGACGTCGCCACGTTCGTAAACAGATTGCAGAAGGCGGGGCATATCATCAGAATGATAAATTCCTAAAATAAACAACAAAGATAAAAACTACATAACCCAAAAACCCTAACCCGGATAAAAGACCAGGGAGGCGCCGAGGCGCCGGGAGATGGTAATACTATGCATCTCCCTGTGGCGCCCGGACACTTTAAGGGGGCCCTTAATCACGCCAACGGCCAGCCTATGGCACCCCGTGACCTAACTCCCTACGGGAACCGGATCAGTGTTTAGATAGAGCTTAGCGAGTGTTTGGATAGATCGGATCAGTACTTTCTGAACCACTACGCGCACTCGGCCTCCGGCCTCGCCCTACGGGAACCGCTGACGCGGTTTGCGCTCCGCTGCACCACGCCGCTACGCGGCTTACTAATAGTAGACGTATTATAATCTCAGGACCGAACAACCGAACTTTTGTGTTTACACAAATGACGCGATAGGCGCCTGAACTTACTATGCGATGCCTACGTGGCAGACCAACAACAGAATCGACGGTCACCACCGGTGTCTATTATTTATTAGATTAGTTTATGTGCAGGTTTTAACTAGTCTATGTTCTACTATGGAGAATGACGTTGATATGAATGAAACTCATGAGTGGCAAGAGTTGCCTTCTATTTCTGATGACTCTCCTCCTCCTTTGAATGTGAACCAAGAAATCCCTATTCCGGCATTGCCGGCAATTCCTAGTCGTTTTCGGATGAACTCTATTAACATCTTCTGTACATGGCCACAATGTGACGAAGACAAGGGAACGGTTTTGGCGCGAATCATGGCTTGGCACAACGTCGAGTGGGCAGTGGTGGCAAAAGAAGATCACAAGGAAACCGATGGCGTGCATCTTCATGCAGTGGTTCATCTTTCGAAGAAATGCAATGTGCGCACCACCACCGTCTTCGATGCTTGGGCAGGAAAACATGGCGATTATAAATCCTGTCGTGACCTGAAAAATTCTGTTAACTACGTGATAAAAGACGGTGACTACGTTTCTAACGGAATCGACTTAGAGAAATTCCTGGAAGAGAAGAAGTCGGCAAAGTCCAGTCTCGTTGCCGATATGGTGAAAACCGACATCCCACTCGCCGAAATCATGGAGAAAGAATCGGGTTTTTGGCTACTCCACTCGAAGCAAATCAAGGAGTTCAAGGCCGAGTGGAGTCAAGTTCAACTCACGAAGACCTTGACTGGATTTCAGCTGGTCCAGATGCGATCGAATCTGAAATCCTGGGAAAAGGAGATTGGAATCTGGTTGAATACGAACCTTACCCAAGTAGTGCGACCTCTTGGGAGCCTTCAACTATTCCTTTATGGAAAAACAGCAGTGGGGAAAACCCACATGTGTATGGAACTTGCGAAGATGGTGAAGACATTCTGGGCTACTTCTTGTGAGCATTTCTTTGATCGTCTGGATGACACCTATGATTTAATAGTGATGGACGAGTTCCACGGCCAACAGACGATCACGTTTATGAACCAATTCATTGATGGACAGCCAATGGTTCTTCCCCAGAAAGGCTGCCAGTACCACAAGGTGCGCAATGTCCCAATTATCATCCTCTCCAACTACGCACCCAAAGACTGCTACCGCCACGTCTACGACGACAACCGCGAACACTTCGACGCGTTCCAACGACGACTGAAGATCGTGCAAGCCGAAGGTCGAATTGATCTATGGAAACCACAAGAACGCCCACCACTCCTCCGACAAAACTCTTTTGTCTTGTAAATATCTATTAAATATTTGTAGGTCCGAAACCCAAAAAATATATACATTTAGTGTTTAAAAACACTGTTGTGCTTTGGCGCATAGACCCAAAACATCAACGGGGCTTCCCCCATCCCCTTAGTCGTCGGTGAATCGGAGACGACAATAACCTTGAAAACTGCCAGCAGTGACTCCAGCCGCGTTGCTGCCGATCAGAATCAGATACAACGAATTCGTGGTAATATCCGCGATGGTACCAGCATCGCCAGCATTGAACGTGACCGGAATATGGAACCTCTTGTAAATCTTCCAGATTTTGCGGGCTCCAGGCTCTTCATGATTCGCCAAATCACTATTCAACGCCATGGTTTTGTCGAAAAGAATGCGAAAACGCATTCGATTTTCCAAATTGCGCGGAGACAGATGCGAAACAGTCTCCAAAACCATCGCCGCAGTCAACGCCGCTCCGTTAGGCTGAGCATCCAACACCAGCATAACACGATGAATCTGATCGGTACCCGTTGCGGTGGTTACATAATTGTAACCACGCAACTCAATCGAACGCAGAGTGATACGACGACCAATGCGGTTGCTAATATCATCACCTCGCTGAATACCATTCAGCAAACGAACAGTCGACGCATTGTCGACTGCAAGAACACCAGTAGCATCGTCAATGGACTTATACTCCATTGAACGCGGACCACCCGCACCATAACCAACACGACGAACCAAACTTCGCGCGGCCATCAGACGACCCAGTCGCGCGCGATTTCGAGCACTAGTAACTGACGAACGACGACGGGCCAAAACACCGCTGTACGTGTGTCGACGACCCAACACATCGCCACGTTCGTAAACAGATTGCAAAAGACGGGGCATAGCATAAGACTTATCTGGCGATAAAATCCAAAAACAAAACCTCAAAAATAAAGAGTGACTAAGAAATCCACAGAAACCCAACCAAGGACGCCGAGGACGCCGGACGAGCTGTAATACTAGAGCTCGTCCCGTGGCGTCCCGGACACTTTGAGGGGGCCCTCAATAACGCCTACGGCCAGCCTACGGCACGACGTGACCTAACTCCCTACGGGAACCGGATCAGTGTTTAGATAGAGCTAAATCAGTGTTTGGATAGATCGGATCAGTACTTTCTGAACCACTACGCGCACTCGGCCTTTGGCCTCGCCCTTCGGGAACCGCTAGCGCGGTTTGCGCTCCGCTGCAACACGGCGCTGCGCGCCTTACTAATAGTAGACACATTATAATCTCAGAATCTAACTTTTCAACCGAAAATTCCAATTGTGTTCACACGAATCGCGCCATAACTGGCTGAAAATACAATACGGTGCCAACGTGGCACCCAAACAACGGAAACTGCTGTGGCGATAATTTATCACAGTTGTTTATCTACAGGTTTTAAGTAGCGTATATGTGACTATGGAAAACGACGTTGATATGAATGACGTGAATGAGTGGCAAGAGTTGCCTAGCGTATTAGATGTTTCTCCACCTCCATTGAACGTGAACCAGGAAATCCCAATACCACAAGAAGACTTACCACTGCCAGTGGCCCGTCAATGGCGCTTGAACGCGACGAACATCTTCTGCACCTGGCCACAATGCGACACACCCAAGGAAACCGCACTGACCCGCGCTATGGCTATTCCCGGAATCGAATGGGCAGTTGTATGCCGAGAAGACCACCATGAAACCGACGGAACCCATTTGCACGCAATCCTGCACTTCAAGAAAAAGAAGAACTTCAAATCCGCGAAAAGCTTCGATGGGATTGCGGGAAAACCTGGTCACTACGAATCCGCCAGAAACCTGAAACTATCAGTTATCTACGTGATCAAGGATGGCGATTATTCCAGTGAAGGAATAGATATTGCCAAGTTCTGCGAAGAGAAGAAATCCGCAAAGAGCGCAATAATTGCGGACATGATCAAGAAGGATACGCCAATGTCGGAAATCATCGACAAAGAAGCAGGTTTTTACATGCTCCACTCCAACCAGATTCGGTCTTTTGCTGCTGAATGGGCAGCAATGAAGAACGCACTAACTTTATCTGGGTACAAGGAGGTGATGTTCTCTGTTCGAATGACGGAAGCCGACAAGAAGATTGGAATCTGGTTGAACTCCAATATGCGAATGGAGATTCGGGGACTTGGGACGAAACAACTCTTCATTTTTGGGAAGACGGCTTTGGGGAAGAGCCATTTATGCCAACAATTGTCGAAAATGGTGAAGACGTATTTCGCGACAAGTTGTGAGCACTTCTTCGATGGATTGGACGAGACGTACGACCTCATCATTATGGATGAGTTCCATGGACAGCAAACGGTGACGTTCATGAACCAATTGCTTGATGGACAATGCATGGTGATTCCGCAGAAAGGCCGGCAATACCACAAGCACAAGAACGTCCCGATTATCATCTGCAGCAACTATGCGCCGAAGGATTGCTACCACAAAGTCTACGACGAGAACCGAGACCACTATGATGCCTTCGAACGTCGATTAGAAGTCGTCGAAGTGACTACCCGCATAAACCTATGGCAACCCACGTTGGAACGCGAAAACGCTTTTCTCTTGTAAATATTTTACTATAAATATCTATAGGTACTAAACCCAAAAAAATCTAATATAGATATTTAGTGTTTAAAAACACTGTTTCTCACGGAAACGGGGCTTCCCCCATCCCCTTAGTCGTCGGTGAATCGGAGACGACAGTAACCTTGAAAACTGCCAGCAGTGACTCCAGCCGCGTTGCTGCCGATCAGAATCAGATACAACGAATTCGTGGTAATATCCGCGATGGTACCAGCATCGCCAGCATTGAACGTGACCGGAATATGGAACCTCTTGTAAATCTTCCAGATTTTGCGGGCTCCAGGCTCTTCATGAT